TTAATGGGAGTAAGGAGATGACATGCCAAGTATAATTACAGCCACCGAGTTGAGATCTGTGCTTGGTGTGTCATCATCCTTGTATAACGATGCTTACTTAAACCAAATTATTGATACAGCAGAAACTGTAATTCTGCCAATGCTTGTTACATTCAAAAGCCCAATTCAAAAAGTGTCGCTGACTGATAATGTCGCCACTTTCACTACACTAGGAATACATGAATTTACCGAAGGACAATCAGTTGTCATCACAGGATGCGGAACACCTTACAATGGAACAAGAACAATACTTGCAGACAATCTTGGCGAGTATACCTTCTCAGCTGCAATCACAAATGCCGACATCAATGAAGCAAATGTTATTCCAAGTGGAGTTGCCACTTTATCTGGAGCATCAACTTATGTTGGAAACGCAGCTGTTCAGTCAGCCGTTTACACAGTTTCAGTAGAGGTTTTTCAAGCCAGACTTGCCGGTGGAGGACAAATCGAAGGAGTAGATTTTACAGCTACACCTTTCAGAATGGGTCGATCATTATTTAATAAATGCGTTGGATTATTAGGTTCATACATGGATACAGATAGCATGGCTCAATAATGCCTAACCAAACAATCCTTGAACAAGTTCGCACACCTTTAGCAACTGCTTTGGCAAGTGTTGCTGGAAATGTTTATTCATTTGTGCCTGAAACAGTAATCCCGCCAGCTGTTGTAGTTGTGCCGGATTCACCATACCTAGAATTCGAAACAATCAGCAAATCAAACATTCGCGCTAAGGTCAATATGACCATCACAGTTGCAGTTGCCTATAATAGCAATCCTGCATCACTCGACAATATCGAGCAGTTAGTAATTAGTGTTCTGGCAGTTATTCCAGCAGGCTACATTGTCAGTTCGGTTGAAAGACCAACAGTTACACAAGTAGGAGCATCAACTTTGCTTATTGCAGATGTTAGAGTTAGCACCTATTACCAGAGAACAATCTAAGGAGAAAAATGCCAACGACAGTTATTACCGGTCGAGATATTACCTTCACTATTGGCGGTAATAATTTCGATGCACAAGCAACAACAGCAACACTTACTGGCGAGATGGATCGTCAGACTTATCAGACACTAGACGGAAAAGTCTTTAAGGTAACTGATAATAACTTCACTTTTGAAGTTGAAATGTTAGCCGACTGGGGCGCAACTGGATCTCTATGCGAGATTCTATGGGGCGTTGCTGAGTCAGCACCAGATACAGCAATCAGCACAGTTTTCACAGCTACATCAGGCGCAGTCTTTACTTTCCAAGTATTGCCAATGTGGCCTTCAGCTGGTGGAACTGCACCAGATGCACAAACTGTAACTTTATCATTCCAAGTTATTGGCGTGCCAGCAGAGTCATTTAGTTAATAAACAAACGGGAGCAAACAAATGAAACTAGCAATTACAATTACATATAACTCAGGCGAGGAAGCAATCTATACAGCCCAACCGCCTGAGTGGGCTAAGTGGGAGCAGAAAACAGGAAACATTATTAGCCAAGCATCTGAAAAGATCGGCGTTAATGATTTAATGTTTTTGGCTTATCACGCACATAAGCGCGAAGCAGCTGGTAAGGCTGTTAAACCTTATGAAATATGGATGGAAACTGTTGCCGATATTCAAGTCGGTGATGTTAGCCCAAAAGCCATCCTGTAGGGAGTCTTAGTCGTTTATTGGTTCAATTGGCAATAGCCACTCAAATTCCAATAAGTGAATGGACTGATGCAGACGACATTTTAACAGCAATCGAGATATTGGAGGCATAGCATGGCAAGTAGCACGCAACCTCTAATAGTCTATGATAAAAAAGAACTTAATCAATTTGCCAAAGTAATTCGAAACATGAGCGAAATTGCAGTTAAAGAAACTAAACGCAGAGTTGGCGAGTTGGCTCAAAAAGAATTAAGCGAGATTAGGCGTGTTGCATCATCAAGAGGCAAAGTTGCTGATCGTGTTGCTCAAGGCGGTAAAGTAAAAAAATCATCATTACTTGGTGAAATATCTTTTGGTTTTGCATCTCAAAAGTTTTCAGGTGGAGCAACAACTCAATTTAATACTAGAGGTGATACTAAAGGTAATCGCACTGGTATAGGAGCAGCACACGAATTTGGTTCAAAAAATTATCCTCAATTTCCAAGATGGTCTGGTCCAATGCCTAAAGGGCCAGGATCTCGCGGTTGGTTTATTTATCCTACAATCAGACATTTACAACCAACTATTATTAAAGAGTTTGAGGATATTATATTAGATATTAGAAAAGAGTTTGCAGATGGCTAGTAGAACCTTAACTGTTGCACTCGCAGCTGATATTGACAGTCTTAAAAAAGGATTAAATGATGCTGAAAAGGTAGTCAATAAATCAGCAGATCAAATAGCAGATTTTGGTAAAAAGGCAGCAATAGCATTTGCAGCAGTTGGCGCAGCAGCTACTGCATTTGCAGCGTCAGCAGTTAAAGCAGCAGCTCAAGATGAAGTTGGTCGTAAAAAACTTGAGCAAACTATCCGATCTAACACTCAAGCTACTGAGGATCAGATTGCAGCAATTGATACTTATATTTCAAAACAATCAATTGCAACTGCTACAACTGACGATGTTTTAAGACCTGCCTTCAGTAGATTAATTAGATCGACTCAGGATGTAGCCAAAGCTCAAGAATTGCTTAACCTTGCTCAAGAAATCAGCGTTGCAACGGGCAAGCCCCTAGAGGCCGTTACAACAGCCTTAGGAAGGGCTTATGACGGGTCAAATACTGCTTTAGGTAGATTAGGTCTAGGAATTGATGCAGCCACTCTTAAAAGCCAATCTTTTGATGAAACAACTAAACAGTTACAGGCAACTTATCAAGGATTTATTGACAATGAAGCGACCAACGCTGAGTTTAAGTTTAAGCAATTAACTATAGCTTTAGATGAAACTAAGGAAGCAATTGGTGCAGCATTACTGCCAGTTGTCAAGCAATTTGCGGATTATTTATTAGCCACAGCAGTTCCAAATGTTGAGGCTCTAGCAGCTGGTTTAATTGGCGAGGATTCAGTAACCGCAGGAGTAACAGCAGCAACTCAAGGAGCATTTGAATTTGGTGAGCAATTAAGATCGACTATTCAATTTGTTATTAGCATCAAAGAGGAATTGTTAATCTTAGGTGCAATTATTGCAACAGTATTTGTTACCTCTAAAATTATTGCTTTTGTTGCAGCAGTTCAAACATTAGTAGCAGCGATGGTTGCTTTGAGAAATGCAGCAGCAGCAGCATCTATAGCAACTGCTTTTGCAACTGGAGGAACTTCATTATTGGTAGGTGGAGCAGCAGCAGCTATTGGATTAGGCGCAGTAGGTATTGCAACCGGCGAAACTCCTAAATTCTCAGGTGGAGCAGCATCAGGTAAAGGCGCTCCCGGTCAAACAATTAATAACATTTCAGTTAAGGCAATAGATCCTGAAAGTGCAGCAAGAGCTGTAACTAAGGCAATTAATGAAAGTGCTGCTAGATCTAATCCATACCTTTCACGCGCAGCTGTTAAGAAGTAACCATGAGTGCATGGACACCAGATTGGAAATTGACTGTCGGTGGGGTCGATTATACTAATATAGCAATAAGCGATATTCAGCATGAGGCTGGTCGCGATGACATTTACTCACAGCCAAATCCATCTTATATTCAAATAACTTTAGTTGCCTTAAATAATCAAACCCTACCTTTTGACATTAATGACAGTTTAGATTTACAGGTCAAAGATAGTTCAGCAACTTATGTAAGTTTATTTGGTGGCGACATAACAGATGTAACTGTTGAGGTTGGTCAAACAGGTGCAACTGCCACAGTTATTCAATACACCATTATTGCTATGGGATCACTTGCCAGAATAGCCAGAGAAATTTGGAACGATAACATTTCTCAGGATGAGGATGGCAACCAAATTTATGAAATTCTTTCCAGCGTATTACTTGGATCTTGGAATGATGTTCCTGCAGCTTCCCAATGGTCAACTTATGATCCAACAGAAACTTGGGAAAATGCAGTTAATCTAGGACTTGGGGAAATTGATCAACCTGGTCTTTACACAATGAGTTCTCAATCAAATGTAACTGACACGATTTACAATGTTGTATCTGATATTGCCGATTCTGCTTTTGGTTATATTTATGAGGATAATGCAGGAAACATAGGTTATGCAGATGCAGACCATAGGCAAACTTATCTTTTAGCCAATGGT